TTATGCTTAATAGTACAAGTATCATTATCAACTACAGTTAATACATAATAATCAGAATTGCCACCATCAAACACTTCAAATGTAAAGTTAGCATCAACGGGACTACCATTTATCTTTTTAACTGCATTATATTCTTCTGTACTTCCCCAGAAGATAGTATCAACTCCATCAAGTTCATATGTTACTGTTTCTTGTTGTTCTTCTACAACTGTAATAGTATGTGTATCAAATATATTAGGCATATCTGTTATTTTAGCGACAATATTAACTTGTCCTAAAGCTAAAGCAGTAACTACTCCATTTTCATCAACTGTTGTAATAGAATTATCGCTAGTTTCCCAAGTTACATTTATTCCTTGCTGCTTTACCCCATCTTTATATACTTTAGCACTAAAATCAACTGTATTATTTTGTTGTACTTTTGTAATATCTTTTTCAACTATTTCAATAGTCCACTTGCTTAATCCTGCTGGTATTTCATTTTCTATATCATCACCTTCAGCAAATAAGTCCTTTTCTGCATATAAAGAAACAAGTCCGTTAATGGACTTGTCTATGCCAACAACTTTCCAAGCACTACCCATTTTTATAAATCTATCATTAATATTAATATCATAACCAGCAGGTATAGTTACTATAATTTTACCTTCTACAAGTGTTAAATACTGTCCTGTATCTGTATCCATTGTTTTAGTATCAACTATTGCAGGTATAGTTGTTAGTGTATCATTAATAATGAAGTTAATTTCAAATTGTATTTTTCTAACTATTGCTTTATCATATACATCATTAAAATTCGTTTCCTTGCTTATTACAAGCCATTTTTCATTCAAAGCATTAACTATACTGCCTTGTTTGACTAGTCCTATATCAACAAATAAATATTTTGTGTCATTACCCGTAGTATTTTCTATTTCTTTAAGAAAGCCAGTTGTTTCAGTTCCATCAACTACAATTGATACTCCATAATTTTTTAGATAATATCTAAATTGATTTTCAAGTGCATTAATCATGCTCTATCACTTCCATATATCTATTTAATTTAACGTTAAAATTTACTGTATATACTTCATAGATATGTTCAAGTTTTAATTTCTTTTTCATGCTATCACCTCACTAATTCTTACAAAATAATAATGCAACATTACTATATTCTTCATCACTTCCTGGAATAGTGGCAATTCTATTTTTTATTCTTTCTATTCTATCGTTTAAGTACTTAATTGCCTCGCTTGTTGTTGCAAATTCAGTTTCAACTTTTCTCATTAAGTCAACGTCATTTGCAACTGCTTCAAGAATATCAACTACTGTATAGAGTAAATCACGCTGCATAGTTGATTTATTATATGTGTCGTTAGCGTTTAGGTTGTTTTCTTGTAAAAACGTAGTATATTCTGCATCAGAAAAATATTCTTTGTTTGCTAGTTCTAGTTGTAAACGTTCTAATACTGTCATAATAAATACCTCCTTAATTTTTTAGGATGCTCTAAAATTTTTTTTGGCAGAAAAAAAGTAGGTTTACTAAGTGCAAAAAATCAAAAAAGGGGTACTCAAATATAATTGAAATACCCTTGATTCTTGTATATTTATAATATTAACTTGTATAAATATAATGAAAAATAGCTTATTTTTATGAATATTTTTGCCTATCGTCTTTTTAATCGTTGTAATAATCTCTTTAAAAATTTCTGAAACCTAGTATTTTCAATGCTTTCAACGTATAAATTTATTTTTGAGAACTATTCCTTAAATATATCTTTAGGGAATAGTTAGTTGATATAATGTGTATTATATTACCTTATTGAAATACTAGTACACTACATATATTTATATAAAACTAATTATTATTAATCCAATTTTTATACAAATAGTTTTCTGATTGCGACTTTATTGTAACAGCGAATTATTTCACGTCCAATCCTACCGACCCACTGGTCAGTTTAGTTACATAAATGAACGATTATTCATTTATCTTATACTCTATATATTGTATTTGCTAAAATATAATAAACTATATATAGTGTATAATGCTATCTACTACATATAGTGTATCTATTCTATACCATCCACAATATCTTCCTTTATTCTCTTAATTTCTACATCAACATTATCTGTGAGTGGCGACTTCTCTATATATGATTTCAAACTAATAGCCCCATCATTGTATTGTTTGCTTAATTGTTCTATAACCTCGCTTGTATCTATAGGTCTATTAAAATTAAATTCAACATCTATATAATCATCATTAGCAAACTTGATACCTTGTTTATTTAATAATAATTTTATTTTCTCAAATCTTTCCTCAAAACCATCTCTTAATTGAACTTCTAATTCACGTGCCATATTATCTAAGTTCTGATAAAGTATCTTTAAACTAACTTCACTTACATTAGCTATATTGCTTTGTCCGAATACATGACTAGGCACACCTGATATTACTACAAGTTGCTCTATCAAAGCATTGTAAAGCATCTTTATACTTTCGCTATCTAGATCAACTACTGCATATTTGAATTCTCCGTCATCTAGATTTATAACATACCCTACTGCATCAGCATCAATAGCGCCTTCCACCCTCTGCCCTGTAGTATATGCCAATGGGTTCAAACTAAGTATAGTTATTGCATCATCCATTTTATTAAGTAGATACTCTATCTTATTCAGTATCGGCTTAATATCTTCAAGCAAACTACGCCCAAACAATTCATCTTCGCTGTTCTGTCCGTTCGTGTAGTGAATTGGTAGTCCCGTCAGATTAACTCTACTATCAACTAAAACATAGTTTCCACCTGCATTAGTCCATTTATTAACCTTATTCTCACTATATATAATATAATAGCTTATATTACTTAAACTATCTGTCCAGTGTTCAATAAATCCAACATATTCACCAAATTCATTATAAATAGGATATGAGTCCTCTGGTGCTATTAATTTACTTGTAATTTTACCTTTATCATAATATACATACTCATAAGCATCTCCATATGAGTTAAGGGTCTTAACTATTTTGTAATTGGTATTGTGAAATTTCCCACTTCTGAATACCTTGTTAAATTCTCTAATCATATCATCACTACCAGCCAATGATACTCTTTTACCCATTATATAACTGTTGTGAGTTCTTAATATACTCTTAGCTGTTTGTAGTATCATCTTAGATACTTTTAGTTCTTTATCTTTATATATTATATCTTCTCTATTCAATACTTCATGCAATTTTCCGTCCAAGTATTGCTTATTATTAAGTACATTAGCAATTCTACTCATATGATGTGCTTGTTGTACTTCTTCAATAAACCAATAAGGATTATTTGAATATTGGTTTTGAATATATTTTTCTAAACTCATATTATACCTCCTATTTCAAAACTAATATTTTAAATTCTATATCAGCACAACTATCTATAAAAAAAGGAATAGTCATCGTCTTGATACTATCCCTTCTAATGAGTACAGTATTTTTAGTTTTGTAATCATTGAATATATAATATTGATTATCAAACATTTCTTTTTCTGCTCTTGTCATATGTTTAGTTCTATTTTTATTCAGCCAATCAACAAAGTTACATGATTCTGTAGCTGTTGTATGTACTTTAACTATTTGTCTATTCCCTTTTAGAACAAACTTCAGTTCAACCAAAGTAGTATCTAAATCAATCTTATCTTTTTTAATTTTAGCCACAATATCACTCCTATCACGCACTCTTATACCAAATACCCGTATCCATTCCCAACAACGCCATAGCAGTAGCCATTACTGCATCATCATGCCTACCCCTTATAGCACCCATTTTTTCACCACTAGCAATGAAAACTTTCATTTCCTCTAGCAAATACTTGCTATTAATCAATATTTGTCCTTCTTCAAATTTCTCTCTAAGCCCATTTATGAGAAGTGTCTTAGTTTTGCTATTAGTTACAAAACCTACCTTTTTCTTCGCTCTACCCCTAGCATCATATTCTTTGTGCTTGTGCATATTCTTATATTTGTAATCATACCTTAATTTTGATACTATTGTATGTCCTGCTGATGCTTTTTCTACAACTAGATAAGCATAATTGTAGTATTTTGCTATTTCATATACAACTTCTGCAAACTGGTGAGGTGCTATCTTATTATCACGAAATTCTGCGACTTGTACGCCTTCATCTGAAAATACTTCTATAACTGAATAGTCCTGTCCAACACCTTCTCCACTATCAACACCGATATAATATTTCATATCTATTTTTGATTTTTCCCAAATAAATAATGACTTGTTTAAGTACCTTTTAAGTACACTAGACAAGTCATTAAGTTTATTTCTTCCTATTGGTTTAGGTAAATATCTTAATCTTTCTAATATCTTTGCACTATCGAATATATTATTGCCCGTAACTAAAAATGCTTCAGTATCTGTCGCAGGAAATTCTTGTCTAAACTGCTCAAGTGAACTATTTGCTATCTTTAACCTACGCCATATCAACTGCTCTATAGTTGCACCTTTACTCATTAAATCCAATTCTTCAGCGTCAAGTTCACCCTTAGTTAGTAGTATGCCATTTCTATTTTTCCAAATTTTAACTGCGTTATCATAGTCCTTCTCAAACATTGACTTATTTTCATACCAATTTGCAAAATAAGGTTTATACATATTCTCGCCATTCTTTGCTTTCTGCCATAGTTCATGGAAATAGTTCATACCATTTGCAGTTGACTCAAGTACTATTTTTCCATCTGGAACAAGTGCCTGTTCTATCGCAAGTAATTGTTTTTCTATTGTATCCTTCATAAATGCCACTTCCGACAAATGTGCAAATTTCAAAGTAAGTCCCCTCGCAACATCTTTATTACCACAAGTCGCAACGATTATCCTGCTACCATTTACAAATTTCAATTCTTTTTTATTGTTATTAATTAATGCAGGTCTTAACGGTTTTGGAATAGTCCAGTACATCTGCTTCAACTTCTCAAATATACCTGTCGCACTATCTATAGAATAAGACATTAGCAAGCATGTAGAATGAGGTTGGGTAGTTGCTATCCACAATGAATAAGCAGTCATCAATACACTAAATCCAAGTTGTCTACTCTTTAATATAATATTATACTTATCAATATTTTTTATAAAATCAGATTGCAATTCATTTAACCTAAACGGTACTATCTTACCTTCTTTGTTTGCTATCTGCAAAAAACTTTCAATCCATAATCTGGGATTATCTAATATCTTTCTCAACTTCTCTGCATTAGTCATCTATATCATCAACCTTTATTCCTGCTAATAGTTCGTGTAATTCGTCCTTTTCATCTGCGAAAAACTCTTTACTGAAGTCCATGAGGAATTTTGCAGATTGAACATCGCCTTGCATAGCTTGTTCATAGAATTTATCGTAAAGTTTTTTTAGCTTGATAGTATGTTGCAACTTCATATAATACTTAATTGCACTTGTAACGTCAGGTTCAAGCAACCAATTTTCTATTGTATCCCAACCAACACCATTCAAGTGTCGCTCTGAAAATGCTTTAAAATCTTCTCTTTCACTTTCATCTGTACAATACCAAATCACAAATCTACCTTTTGTCTTGTTTGTACGTGCAAATATCTCTTGTTGTGCTAGTTTTTTAGGTTTTTTAGTTGGCATATTATTCACCTTCTTTCAAATATTTTGTCATATACTTCTGCAACGCTTGGTATTCAAATTCAATTATTTCAATTTTTTGTTGATTTTTTTTTGTTAATTGTTGACAATATTTTAATAATTGAATTATTTCGTTCATATCCTACACCTCCTCAACAACATAAGATAACTATATATAATTATCAAATTTTACAATAATAAAAGGGTAGCCATTATTGACTACCCCATATTGTTTTTTTATTTCTTTATTTGTACGTATTTTTTTAAGTCCATATCCGTCAAGTATTTCTTGTAATGACCTTTTAATTTGTATTTCTGTTTTAGTTTTACCAAA